AGCCGCGCAAGCCGCAGGTGCTGGTAATACTCCTGCTAGCGTACAACGCATGATTAAGGAACTAACAGAGCCTAAAATGAATTGGCGTGAAATTTTGCGTCAACAAATTCAAAGCACTATTAAAAATGACTATTCATTTATGCGTCCTAACCGCAAGGGTTGGCACATGAACGCTGTATTACCTGGAACACAATTCCAAGAAACTATTGATATCTGTGTAGCAATTGACATGTCAGGGTCTATTGGGGACGAGCAAGCTAAAGACTTCTTAACAGAAATCAAAGGCATTATGGAAGAGTATAAAGACTTTAAAATTAAAGTTTGGTGCTTTGATACTAAAGTCTATAACGAAGCTGACTTTGACGGCTACAATATCGATGAGTTTGATAGCTATGAGCCAATGGGCGGTGGCGGAACTGAGTTCGATGCCAACTGGGAATATATGAAGGATAATGATATTCAACCTAAAAAGTTTATCATGTTCACTGACGGTTATCCTTGGGGTAGTTGGGGTGATGAAAACTACTGTGATACAGTATTCATTATCCACGGTAATAACACCATTGTTCCACCTTTTGGAGAATATGCTTATTACGAGTTTGCTAAAGAGGCGGCATAATGGCATTAAAGAATGGCAAGCCCAATCCTTTGGATTATTTCGATCTTCGGAGGGTTGAGTTTGCCTGCCCTCATTTTAAGTATACTAGCATAGACAAGTATAACCCAACTTTAATCAAATCTATCGATGGCTGGATACGTAAGAATCTAAATAATAGGTATTATGTAGGACAGGGCCTTACACTAGACAATACCAATACAATAATATACACAACACGTATTGGGTTTGAATCGGAAAAAGAACTCAGTTTCTTCACAATTGCCTGTCCTTTTTTACAGACGAGATAAATTATATACGTACTTTACAAAAGGAGATATTATGACTGATTCAGTACAACAAGCGCCTGCCGCTGAAACACCAAGCACAGACCTAACAATTAACGATCTTAACGCAATGAAAGTTATCATCGATATTGCTAGTTCACGTGGCGCATTTAAGCCTAACGAAATGGTAGCAGTTGGACAAACTTATACCAAATTGACAGCATTCTTAGACACAGTTGCAGCTCAACAAGCTTCAGCACCAGCGACACCACCAGCACCACCAGCAGGAGCATAATATGGCCCAAGAACTTAAACACGTGGGTCGTGTTATTGCCACTAATAAAAAATGCTTAGTGGCATATCGCACGTTACCTGGTGAAGCACATTCATGTTTAATTGTGCCAACCGAAAATATGCCTGACATCTATCATGATGCTATTATTAATCTAGTAGAAAGTCAATCAGGACAAGCTTCGTGGGAATTTGCTGAAGCATTGGATCGTACTCAATTTCCAGATGGTTCACGTATGTTGCCATGGTTACATATGAACAATCGATTGATTAAGGCTCCAACTAGTGCTATTGAAATGACACCAGTTCCTGGAACAGGAATCTTGTTAAGCGAGTTAAATCAAATTATTGCTGAACAACGTGGTGTAGCGGTCGATGATCTAAGCCTTAAAGAAAGTTTAGATAAGAAGATTGAAGACAAAAAAGAAACAGCTACAGTACAAGAAACACCTGCTATTGTACAAGCTGATGTCACTGTTAATCAACCTACTACATTCGATAGCCCAGACGAAGAAGCTAAATTCTATCGTAGTCAAGCCGACAAGCTAGCAAAAGAAGCCGCTAACTATCGCCGCAAGGCAGAGGAATTGGTTCCGACCAAGAAAAAAGTGTAAATGACAAAAACGGGAAGACCGCTTCCCAAGGATGTCATAGAACATTGGCCAGAAGTATTCGGTGAAGTACACTTAAATGTGTTACCTCTTAGGTATCTCCATACCGTTTTGGTCAATTTTAAAGACGGCAAGACTTGGGAAGTGAAAATAACAGCAAAAACTAAAAAAGAAGGTTGGAGTGCCTTTGAAAAGAATCTTGCAGAACTCTTCAAAACTTATGAATCGACTATTGATAATGTAGATTTTAAGTTGGACACTGAACGTGTTCGTAAAGATATAGAAGCAAGTACTCAGAAATTTTTAAAGAAAAAGAAGTTATAAATAATGAATGTTAGATTACTTAGTTTCTCTCAACCAACAGAAGAGTTTGCATCAATGGGCATCGATGACGCACAAGAACTCATTGCGTATTGCGCCCGTGTGTCCAATCCTTCCAATCAGCTTAACACAGACACATCAGAAAAGCTCATACAGTATCTTGTCAAACACAAACACTGGAGCCCACTCGAAATGGTTTCCGCTTGTCTCGAAATCACTACAACTAGAGACATTGCCAGACAAATCCTTAGACACAGAAGCTTCAGCTTCCAAGAGTTCAGTCAGCGATATGCTGACCCTACTAAAGACTTGTCGTTTGTATTGCGAGATGCTAGAAAGCAAGACACAAAAAATAGACAAAACAGCATAGAGTTAGATGTTTATAATAATGATGAAGATCGATTCCTCGCCTATCAGTGGGAACGTATGCAAGAGTTAGTTATTAAACAATCACGTGAAGCATACGAATGGGCTATACTAAAAGGTATTGCTAAGGAACAAGCTCGTGCTGTACTACCAGAAGGTTTAATCGAAAGCCGTTTGTACATGAATGGTACGTTACGTAGTTGGGTACATTTTATAGAACTACGTAGTGCGAATGGTACTCAGAAAGAACACCAGGAAGTCGCTATTGCTTGTGCTAAAGTGATATCTGAGATTTTTCCGCTAGCCAACGAACTTCTAGCCAATTAAAATCATTTATCTTAGCAAGTGCCTCCTTATTGGAGGCATTTTTTTCTCCGTATTGTCTACCAGATAACGCACCTAAATAAGCATAAAATCCGTATTCAGCATTTTCATTTAGTGTACACCATGCGTCTAATCTGAGTAAAGATTCTTCGTTATTAATTACTGCCAGTTTACAAGATTCCCTAAAAGCACTACGCCAAGTACTAAATGGATCTGTATTAAATGCTGTAATGTTACTAATAGTATCCATTGCTTTAAATTTAGTACTGATATTTGTAGTCATATCTATAGTACTAGTATCCATTTTTAATGTAAGAGATTTTGGTAATAATTTAACTCCGCCATATCCGTAACTTAAATTATTAACAGGATTTAAACTACGCCAAACATGCACTACATCTAAATCCCAATCGCTTACTTCGTAATCAAAATTAAAATCGTTTAATATAACGGCATCAGCATCTACTACCCAAAACATTTTAGTAAATGATTTACGGGCGGCGGCAATATGAGCTTGGTGTATTCCTTCTACTCCGTGTACACGTTTTGCTAAAGGAAAGCGTTCTTTTAAACTAGCAAAGTTATCGTCAGCATCCGGCTCATTATAACTTATAAAGATTATATCATACATGGCGTTTTCTTATTATACGAGGACTATTATTATAAACTGTTTTAAAAAATCGACTTCCAGCAGAATCTAAATTAGCTATTTCTAGTTTACATTTGTCTCTTAATTCTGCTCCTAAAAAATTAATGTATTTGGTCATTTCTTCAGGCTCAGCTAATTCGTGTGTAGTATTCCAGTATTCTGTTAACCAATCAAAATCTCTTACTTGACTATAGTCCCAATCAGTACAGTTTGTTTTCCAGCATCCTTCTCTAGCACCCATTATACTCCATATACCATTTTCTACATCTGTACCCACGCTAGCCCAAACTAATAATCTATGATAATTTTGCCACCAGATAGTTTTAAGATCTACTACCTTAGCTCCTTGATCTAAACTCATCTTTACACCTTCACGGAATCCCGCTCTCCATGCTTGAAAAGGAGTTGCGTTGGTAAAACTTTCACTATAACTTTCATTGAACTGATAGTACTTGTCGTCAAAACAAAATTCAACTAGACCTTTAGTATCTTCTGGATCACTATTTTCATGTGTACGCATTTCATTTACAAACTTACGTGTCCATAATTTTAATCCACCATTACCATACATAAGTCCATTAACATGAACACGCCCGCACCAACTAAACACATGTTCAGGAGTTAAACCTAATTTGTCTAAGTCTATTTCTACTTCAAGAAATTTTGGATCTACAATATTGTCAGCATCTACTGTAACAAAGTATTCTGTTTCACTTAATGCGGCGCAGGCTTTATGTGCGGCATCACTACCTTTAACTCCGTGTACACGTTTTGCCCAAGGTACTTTAGTACATAAATCAGCATAGTTTTTTTCAGCATTAGGTTCATCATAACTGAGGAAAATAATGTCTTGTTCTAAAATTTTAATCATGTTTTATTCCGTAGTAAGTAAAAAACTTTTTAGTGGATACTGATAAATTGTCAATTTGAGATTCAATTGAGCTTTCAAAATCATAAATGATTTCTCCTGCCTTAAGTATATCATGTATTCTAAGATAAAAAGTTCTAATTAAAAAATCTAAATCTGTAGATAATGTCACAAAAACAACCAGTGTATTATCATATCGAGCTCCAGATAGTACACTACGTCCAGCATCAGTAATAGAAAATTTCCATTGTTTATTTTCATTATCCCATGTAACTGTAAATTCTGTATTAACATTGATAGGTTCTGTAATCCAAATCAAGTCGTTCTTTTTAAAACTAAACTCGTCAAACATCTGTTTGGTTATTAATTTATGCTCTATTGTACCGTCAGAATTAACTACACGATCAATAATACAATCATTGAAATTAACTTTAGTAGATGTTAACTCGCCATGTTGATCTTTAGTAATTTTAGCATAGTACTTATGAGTTGGGTGTAATTCATTAGTAACTAAAAATACTCGATCAGTTAATGGATCAAAATAAGCATAATGCTCAAGTTTAATATTTTCAATTGGATTAAATTTACGTTTAGCCATTTGCTAGTGCCTCTAATCTTTCTAGTAGTTTAGGAGTTATAAAATCCTTTTCTACATAATGAAATATTTTAGATTGATTGATGTTGTTTACTATAAGATCGCCTTTAATATTTAAAATACACGATACTGTATCTGTCCATTTTTCTGGATATGTAATCCACCCTTGAAGAGGGCTTTTCATATGTATAAATTCTAAAGGACTATGTTTATCTAAAACAGTATTATGACACAACAATAATTCAATTGTTATTGCTGTTGCAAGATCCATACTGGGCCATTTTTGATATTCTTCAGGAGCAAATTTAGTCCAGCACCATTCCCAGTTTTTACAAACAAACTCTAATGTCTTATAAAACTCTAAAGCACCTTGAGATTTTTTAAAATAATGAAGAGCAAAATAAGGACTTGTAAGTTTATTAGCTATAAATGCTTTTCTATGTATTGTATCAACAACTGTTTCTAATTTATAATTCTTGATTCTATCGCAAAATTTAATTTCGTAATCTTTACAATAATCCCACCAAGTGCTTATATCCTCGACTATCAGCATATCGCTATCCAATACAATAGTTTCATCATATGGACTAGCATGAAATAACTTCCATCTATGTTCTACCATTAATGGACTATTTTCAACTTCTTCAAACCATGGGATAGGAATTATGTTATCAAATAACTGTTGATATTTTTCAGGTACTAGACAATTAGTTACAATAGAAACATTTTTAATTTCTGTTTGACTGTATTTTATACTTAAAGCCAAGGCACAGGCTTGTGTAACATAATCTACATTATTTGTATTTTCGGCAAATATTAAAAATCCCTTAGACACCAGAACCTCCATCTATGTACCGACTTAAACTTATCTTGTTCATAACATGAACATCTAATCCTGTTGTTTTAACTAACGTATATTCTCCAATATGGTCTTTCTTTTCTACAAGAAATTTCATTTTATTACCATCTGTGTTTATTAGAATATCCTTGTCCTTGGAATAGGTCATTTTTCCTGGCAACTCAACAGCAAATTGTCCGTTGGTCTTTCCGTTCATAATATGAATGGCAATACTAAAAGCAAAATCATTTCTAAATTTAGCATCTACAATACCATACAATGTTCTGAAATACAACCAGTTAGATTTAATATAAACTATAAGATCAAAAAATGCCTGCGTTACAGAATTTTTTTCAAATATAAATGTAGTTGCCCAGTAAAAAGGAATACTGTATTGATTTATTCTATAAAATTCGTCAGTTGGACGCCAACTAGCAAGATCCATACTTTTACTGTATATTTGAAAATCGTAATGGTTGTCCATTGCTGGTTTAAACACAGAAGAATTTAAAATATAATCGCTATCTATTACTAGTGTTCTATCGTAAGGAGTTAAATCGTACACCTGGTCTCTAGTTAAATTTTTCCACTCGGCAGTTTTACTTGCTATAGTACCGTCATGAAATTTTTTATATTGAGTAGTATCGGAATATCCTATAATTATAATTTGATCAAAACCGTGATCAGGATAGGCGTGGGCAAGCCAATCAGGACTATCTGTAACTATGCTTACAGGAATATCTAAATATTGTCTAATGCGACTTGCGGCAAAAACTGCCAGTTTGATATAGTCTACAGCAGAGTTATTCTGAGCGAATATTATTGCTCCTTGTGTCATAGCTCTACAATATCTGAAATTTTTCTTTTGGTTTTTAACTCTGCGTATTTGGCGGCGTATTCATTTGTTGCTTCGAAATACAAGCCGCTAATGTTATCAAAAAATTGTTGTACGTCTTTTATAATAACTGGAAAATCATTAGAATCTACAAAAGCTACATCTTCTGTGTAGCCTAGATCTAGTACAGTTTTTGTAAAATTAATTAAGTCGGTTGTAATTTTAAAACTAGCGCCGTCGATGTAGTGGACTAATTTTTGATTGTATTCTTCTAAGATAATTCGACGTTGATTAGATAACGTCGACATATAATTGGCCACCGCAAAGGCCTTTTCAATTTTCTCATCCATAACAAACTCCGTAGTGTACTATAATACGCTACTGTAATTAGTTTGTCAATGGATATTGGTATTAAGGATTTGAACTACTAAAATCGTAAGTATTAGCAGTCGCGGTTGGTAAGTAGCTAGAAGCTGAAACTTGTCCAGATCCAGAAGCATAATACAATGTTTGAGTACTAGTTGTTGCGCCAACTACAGATTCGTCAACACCATATACGCCATAACCTGGACCATAGTTTGTTTGATTAGCAGATATACTTAAATCTTCAAACTCTATTCTAAAATTAATTGTTGAACCACTAATGCTAGCATAGATGTCATATTGGTTTGGAGTATAAGTTGAATTTTCAGTTCCTTTAGAATAAATTAATTGGAAAGAACCTGTAAGCTGATTATATCCTATACTGCTACCAGTACCTGGTGTAGTAGCACCAGCTAGCGTAGTAGTATTATTAACACCAAACGCAATGGTTCCCATATGACTTAACATACTAGACCAACTGTTATCTTTAGCACTACCGCTACTGGCCAAACTAGCTGTGAAACGAATTTGTCCGCCTGTGTTGAAAAAATATTGAGCTACTGTAGTATTGGTAAAAGTTACCGATAAAAAATGTCTTGCTGTACTTTGTCCTGCGTTATTAACACCCCATCCGCCTGGAATACTAATTGAGTTAAGAGAAGAAGACGCTGAATAGCCTGATAAGAAATTAGTATAATTGGACAAACAACTATTAGCCATTGTTTGATATGCGGCAAAATCGGCAGCCTGAACTTTATTACTGGTAGTTGGATAAGTTAAAGAACCGTTGGAAGAATTTTGATGGTTGTAAGCAGTTAAAATGTCAGTGTATAACGCTTGCCATTGGGCTGCAGTAATGCGAGAAGTACTAGCTGTAACTTGACTGCTGTTAACTGTTTGGCCATAGTAAGTGCCCATTACTGTAGCAATAGTTGTTTGAACACTATTATATTCACTTGCTAGTATTTTTGAACCTACTGACGCCATTATTAACCTCTTATTTTAAGTATTTTATTTATAAAACTAGACATTCTACTAGTTTAACACTGATATCGTCACTCGATTCCAATGCTACAGCAAATACATCATTTGCGTGTGGAACTGCGGCTACGGCTGTACCGTTAGCGGCAGCAATCAAACGCTGTCCTTTTCGAACTGCGCCTACAACTTTAACTGGAACTCGACCTTTAAGCGCAATATAAGTGCCGCCTTCTAATCCTTCGTTCATTTTAAAAGCAGGATTAGCACTAACTACACCGATAGCTAAATCACCATAATTACACGCTGTAACTTCTGCTTCTCCGCCTACGATAACAACTGTTCCAACTTCGTATTCTTGATCTGCCAAATATTTTTCTGCCAAGTCAGCATAGTTAGCAGTAGTAGCATTTCCATAAAAAATGTTTGCGTAAATACTGCTTGTTCCATCTCTGGCTACAACTGTGTTAGATGTAGATGCTGTTTCCGCAAATTCAAATGATGAACCATTAACTAACAATTTACTAGATTGACTAGCTGTTCCAGTTAAACTTCCTGTAAACGATTTAGCAGTAGCATCAACTAGTACACTATTATCAGTAGCTTTCACGTTACCTGTTAAAATACCAGTAACGTTACCTGTTAAATTAGCGGTAATTGTGCCAGCACTAAAATTACCGCTAGTATCACGTGCTACAATAGTGCTTGCTGTACCTGCGTTTGTTGCGTTTACAAATCCACCGTTAAATGCTAGTGTGTTTGCCTGAGTAGCTGTACCAGTTAAAATATTAACTGCTGTATTACCGCTAGCATCTCTAGCCATAATTGTACTTGCTGTATTTGTAGTTACTGCTGAAACATAGTTGCCACTCAATAACATTTGATTTGCTTTTACAGCAATACCATTTACTTGAGTTACATTAATATTGCCGCCAGCATCTCTAGCAACAATACTTGTTTGTCCAACAGCATTAGCTACGCTAGCTTGATTGGCTCCAGACACTGATGTTTGGATTGTAAGAGCATCGGCTTGTTGTGCTGTAGCATATACATAACCAGCATATATATTATTCCAACGTTGTGGACTAGTACCACCTACACCGCCGCCTGTATTAGAACCTAAATCGCAAGTTAAATCTGAACCTGGTAATACCTGAGTGTTTAATAATTGTAAAGGAGTTACAATTTGACTGCTTGAATTTGTTGTTTCAAACACAATTGGTGTGCTGTTAACTGTACTTCTAAATGTCGGAGTAGTATTACCATCGTTGAATACTTGTAACTTAACACTAGCACCAACTGTATATCCTTGATCACTAAAATTAACTTGTGTGCCAAAAACAGCATTACTGGATAATACATATCCAGAAGCACTTACGCCACCTAATTGATCAGCATTAGTAGCTGTTCCCCAGAATCTAAATAAATTAGTATCGTTTAAATTAGTAGATGTGTCAAGCGTACCATTTGTAACACCGATCTGTGAAGGATTATTAGTATTAACTAATGTAACACCTTTATAAATCCAGTCGTAGCCAGTGCTAAATCCTAATGTAGCATTAGCGGTTGAATCTTGTTCAAACGCAGAATCGCTACTAATTGTAAAAATAACATTTCCGTTATCATACGCGGCAATTACAGCATGAGTTCCGCCTGCTTTATCTGTAAGGCTAATACTCTGCATTTGTGTATTTTGTGCGCCATTAACTGCTTGAGGACCAATCAATGTAGGAGCTGTTCCATTCCACGCAAATAATTGGTTACTAACTGTGTCAAACCAAAAATCTCCAACGCTTAAACCTGAAGGTGTTGTAGCACTTACATCTGCTCCACCTACTACACGGAATTTTGTTCCATCATAAAATTTTATTTTGCCTGCGCCGCTATCAAACCAAATTTGTCCAGTTAATGGATTTGCTGGAGCAACACTATTAGCAAAGTTTTCCAACAAATAAACAAAATTTTCGTTTTGTGCTAAACCGTAGCCAGCATAACTTTTACCAATCAATTTAAGATCAGTTGTAGTATCAACTGTACCATCGGCAACTGTAGTTATCGCTGGTAAATTTGGGTTATAGTGGTAAATTGTATATGACATGTCGCTCTTTCCTTATTCTATATTTATACTGTATTTGGTGTTGATTGATTGCTCTGTACCCAAGTATTAAAGGCTGCCATCTGAGCGTCATCGTACCCGTATAATTCGGGATATACACTAAGCCACACTGAGCTTAATTCAGGTACTAGGGCTTTAAATCTGATAGATGCGTAGCCTATTTTGTTCAATTGAAAGGTTACCGCACCGCCGTTTGTTGTCGTGGACTTATAAACACTAGGATCAGCACCGTCGATACTAATAGGAAAATCTAACTTTTGTAGATTTTTTACGCCTATTTCTGTAATATCAGTACACTGAACTCCGTTTTGATCTACAATTTGTGGAATAAGAGTAATGAGGTTGTCTACTCCTACAATAGATTTCTTTTTACTATCTAAGTAAGTGTTAGGTCCAAAATTTACAATAGCTTTTCTCATTTTAAGAGTATTTTCTGGAGTCCAAAAAGCCATTTGACTTGGAGCTAAAATACTTTGAGAAATATCATTGTATTGTTGCTGGGTGATAGTTCCTAGATAATGATTTTCTAGATCTGTATCGCTATGCTTAACATCAGCAAAAGACGCTAGTGCCCCGTAAAGCCCTGTGATTAATCTAGTAGTCATTGAAAATGTAATACTATATTGTTTGTCTTCTGTCCATCCAGTAGATATTTTAACTCCCGGTGGTGCTGGTGGTATAGTTGTATCTGTCATGCTGTAACCTTTATTAATTTATCGTATACTTTGTCGCAATGATCGCATTCAATTCCGCAAACTGTTTTACAATTATTAGTTAGCTGATTGAATCCTAGTTCAGTAATATCATTGATTAGTGTTAATGCCAATGGCATGTGACCTGTAGTGCTTAATATTTCACCGAATCTAACATTACCACTAGATCTTTGATAAGCGTCTACTACACGGGTCCATCTTTCGATAGGGTAACCTCTTCCGGCTAGTTTAATAACATCAACTAAACCGTCAAACTTTCCTAAATCATTAGGAAATGTAAATGCTGTTTTAAGCCATTCCGCAGGACGTTCTTTAAAGTAACTAACACATCCTAATTGGTTGTGTACATTAGAAGTCAACTCTCGCTTGTCGTGTATCTTAACTTGACTTATAATTAAATCGTCCCATTGTTTCCATTTACAATCTACTATACATCCTTCATTAACTAACATGGTAATTTTAATATCATGCTGTTTGGCATACGCACTCATCTTGCGTAAGGTATCTAAGTCTCTATTTAAACTTCGATCTACAATGATATTTGTAAGATGTAACACTTCATGCATAAAAATAAAATCTTTAAGTGTACGTACTAAGTTGTTTACACTATTTTTTAATACAATATCAGGTTTATGTTTTTGAAAATCTTTTATAATGTTAGATCTAAGTAGATACGAATTGTTAAGTGTTATCATATCTACATCAATATTTTTGACATGATCAATTAAATCGAACACTTGACCATAAAATTCATTACTGTACAAACTAGGATTAACTAGATAATGTAATTTTATTCCGTATTTTGCTCTTACAGCATACAATTCGTCAAACATTTCTTTAGAGCCAAACAAACTTCTAGCACTACCAAATTTGTTGTCGCTAAAATACACATCAGAGATAGAATCGGTATCTAAATTCTCTAAAGCTCCAAGAATGCCTTCTGTATAAGGTATACTAAATTTACGGTGTGTAGACATTGTTTGTTCTGCTTCCTATTCCAATCCAGCTAGCTTCTACACTGGTTCCGTGATAATAATGGTCACCGCTTGTAGCCGCTGTTACATAGAACCAACCGTAGTAGTAATTATTTCTGTCATAACTCAATGGCTGTACACTAACTGCCCAAGTTACTGCTTCTAATCCGTAATAATTATTTCTACCATCATATATAGAAGTGAGGGCAGAGTGAATATTCAAATCGTAGTGACCCTTCCAATATAAACTATTAGGATCATAACTAAGTCCTAAGAGATATCCTAAGTCTATTGTAATAGTAACAGTTCCGCTTGACTGATTACTATAACCTAAGTTATAATAACTAGTAGTCCATCCACCGTAAGTACCGCTAGGAGCATACGCATTATTAACAGGCGAGCCGCCCCATTGATGCATGTCAATAGTGCCTACAATAGTTTCAACAATATTTTGTAAATTATTATTAAGATTCTGTGCTATAATTATAGGATCAGGAATATAAGGCTTGTTACTTAAATCATTATAGTTTCCACTTGTAGCTACGGTAGCTAATAATGAACCAAAGTTAGCATCAGTTAAAATCTTAGCCCATGGGCTCCAAGTATTAGACACATCTCGACGACTACGGATATAGTTATCAGCGTTTGCTCCAGTTGATCCACTCCAGCCAATCAATAGTTCTCCGCCACCGGCTCCGCCAAGTGTAATTACATTACCATAAGCTGTTGGATATCCGTTGTTGTAAACACTACGCAAAGTAAGTTGATAACTAGGCTCGTTAGTTCCGCTTTCTGGTGCTATTGTACCTTGATTAGTAATAGAACTCGATGTTCCGCTAACATTTCCTTGTACATTACCAATTACAGGACCATTATGTGTTCCGTAACTATTACCTGTTACATTACCTGTTAAATTGCCCGTGAACGCCGACGCACTAATAGTGCCATTTAATGCTAAACTACCTCCTGGGCCGAACTGTCCAGAATATAACCCATTATTGGCAATGTTAATATAACCATCTCCGCCCCAATAGAAGCCAGTATCCTGAGCGCCGTCGTTATAGAACGCAATACTTGGATTGGCAGCTGATCCATTTGATAAAAATATTCTACCACCCTGAGCATATATTGTGCCAGTTACGTTACCAGTTACGTTACCTACAACTGGACCAGTATGTGTTCCTGCGGTGTTGCCAGTTACATTACCAGTTACATTACCTGTTAAGTTACCAGTTACGTTACCTACAACTGGACCAGTATGTGTTCCTGTAGTATTACCTATTACGTTACCTGTTAAATTACCTAAGAAGTAATTTGTAGCAGTATGAATTGCTCCTGTGGCATTACCAGTTACATTACCAGTTACATTACCTGTTAAGTTACCAGTTACATTACCTGTTAAGTTACCAGCAAAATGGTCGCTAGCTGTATGTATTGCGCCGGTAGCATTTCCTGTAAGATTTCCTGTTATGTTGCCTACAAAATGGTCAGTGGCAGTATGTATTGTTCCTATAATGTTACCCTGAACATTACCTACAACGTTACCAAATACATCGCCAATTTGTTGTCCCGAATGATTGCCAAAGCTGTCACCGTATAAACTACCTGTTACATTTCCAGTAACTGGTCCAGTATGTTGACCTGTTGTGTTACCTGTTACATTACCAATAATACTAATATTGTAAGTAGCATTATTGTTAAACACAAAATTATTTGGCTTGTTTGGATAAATGTTATTCCAATCAACTTGATTAGCAACTGTAGCAACATCTGCTAAAGTGGCATGATCTGCCAGGGTAGCATGATCTGCTTCTGAAGCTGCATCTGCCTTGCCTATAAAATGCGCACTAGTAATAGCACCATTATTATCTCTAACAACTACTGTATTAGGATTTCCTGCTACACTAGCAGTTTGATAATTTCCATTGCCATCGTTTAATGTATCCGACTTTTGTGCTGTAGAAAATACATATCCAGCATATAAATTATTAAATTTAAGGCTAGTACTACCTAAATTTGTAGATAAATTAGCATTAGGTAACACATCGTTGTTAACTAATGTTAATGGAGTATTTGCTCCAGCATTTGTTTGAAATTGTATCTTTGTCGAAGCGGCTCTTAATGTTGGAGTTGAACTAACATTTAATAATGTTGTTGCCGAACCAACATTAACACCAGCATCAGGAGTTTGAATACTTGTTAAAAATGTAGGATTAGTAACTGGCGCATAGAAAGCAGGAGGATTATTTCCTAAATTGTCTGCGTTTGTGCTTGTACCGTGTACTTTGTAATTTGAATTTAATGTTATTCCCTGATATATTGTAGCAAATCCTGGAATTGAAACTTTAGGAGTAAAGTCACTATAAGAACTGATTATAAAATATATATTGCCGTCTACTAGTGCTTGTTGTACAGGATGCGGATTGTTACTAGTATCTATAATAGTAGTACTCAACATTTCTGTTGTGCCAAATCCAGTAACACTTTGCGGTCCTACTAGTATATAAGTAGATCCGTTGTATACTTTTAATTGATTGTTAGCTGTATCATACCACATATCTCCTAATGTAGGAGTGCCAGCAGGATTTTGTCCTCCAGCAGATGTAGGACCAACTTGATTAACAGCAAGTGCTTTCCAGCCTCCGCCGTCAAACACATTTAATTTTAAGGCAGAACTAGTTGTATTAAACCATGTTTGCCCTATTGTTGTTTTTACAGGTTGACTAGTACTGGCAAAATTTTGTAACAACCATAAAAAATTATCGTTTTGTTTTTCACCATAGCCGGCATAGTTTTTACCAATGAACGTAAGACTGCTAGTGGTATTAATTGTGCCGTCTGCTACTATAGCATAAGGTGTTCCATCAAAATTTGTTATGTTGTATGACATTTTCGCTCTGCTCTTTTATTATTCAATATTTACCTTACAGATTAAACTGGAATGTCCAGATTAATGGTGAACCAGTTAATTGGAATTGTCTTACTGACAAATCATCTGTTACAAAAACTCGGCATAATGTGCCTGATTGGTGTTCTGTGTTTGGAAAAATTTTAGACAAATAGTTGGCCGCTAACTGTGTATTAGATACTGTGCCACCGCTATTAGTTAATGTTACTGCTAAACTAGCTGTTTGTATCGCTGTATCAACATAAGTTTTATTAGTAGCATCAGTTGTTTGTGTTGGAGTCGCAACACTAGCAATTCTAGCCGAATTAACATTAACTACACCGACACCTTTTGGTTGTAGTACAATGTCGCCGTTTGGTTGTGTTGGATTATAATAACTAATAGTATTTGAATTAATATTAATATTAGTTGTGTTAAGACTTGTTAGTCTTCCAAGACTAGTTATACCATTAGCACTAGTAATTCCTGTACCTAAACTTGAACCGCTTAATACATCTAATCCATTTATTTTAAATGTCTGTCCGCTGGCCAAGTTAATAGTTTCGCTACTATTCCAACCTGTTCCATCGTTTACCCATGTAAGTGTTTTGTCAGTTGTTCCATGTAGTGTAAATCCGCCACCATTAGCTAGTGTATCTGTTGGACTTGTTACTTTGTTTAGTTCAATATTTTTATCTGCTAAAGTAATTACTGTAGAACTAATAGTAGCTGTAGAACCTTTAACTGTTAAATTACCTTCAACAACAACATCGCCTGCTACATCTAGCGTAGCTGTAGGAGATTGTGTGTAAAGTCCTACATACTGATTAGCAGAATCAATGTACAACGCAGGGTGTGTACCTGAAGCGTTCTTTAGTTGAATTAAAAAGTTTTGATTAGACGTGTTTGACTTAATTTCAAATATGCTTGAAGTTACGTCAAATTCTGTATTAGCTGCCGGACCTAATAGTAACGGTGTGCTATTTTGAATACTCAATGTTCCTGTACTCTGGCTGTTATCACTTGTAGATACAAAACTTTCGGCTGTCTTTAAAGCACCTGTTGCGGAAATTAAATTATAAGCAGACGTTGTAGGAACATTAAATCTAAAATTAGGTATACTACTACAAGTAAATCCAACACCGACAGTAGCTGGAATGCCAGCAGGTGGTTCATTGAATGTAAATGCTTCTTTAGTAAACACACCTAGCAACTGTTGTGATAACCACAACATAACTACAGTATGACTAATTTGATTTGTATCTAGATGATCCTCAATAGTGAAACCAGATACACCTTGTGCAGCAGTATACAACGGACCTGCTAGTAATGTACCAATGCCATCATTAAAATATAATTGTTCACGAACATTATCAATCCACAAGTCGCCTGAAGAAATACTGCTAGGAATAGTACTCGATACCACTGACCCGCCACTAACAACAAACTGTACTCCATTATACACTTTTAATCGATTAACACTGGTGTCAAACCATAACTGTCCTTGAATAGGACTGTTAGGAGCACTACTGTTAGAAAAATTTTCTAATAAATGTATAAAATTTTCATTAATATAGTTACCATATCCAGTAGAATTTTTGCCAATTAAGGTTAAATCTGTAGTGTTATCAACAGATCCATCTGTTATACTAGTTAGTGCTGTACCGTTGGTTAAAAGAATTGAATAAGTCATTATAGGACACCAGTGAAAATTATGTAATTAATAGTTTCGTATGGATTCATAATATTAATTGGCACACCATGAGCAGGAGCAATAACGCTACCACTGTTAGGCAATCCATAACCTGTACTAGAAGAAGGTAAACCTAGACCAGCAACCGCGGCTTGATCGGATGCGGCACCTGGAAGTCCTCCAGCATAATATTGTGGGTACGGAGGTATTGAACTCTTAAAATCGTGTTGGTGGTCTGGCAAGTTAGTCACGCCAACTGAAATTTGCTGGTTACCCGAACCTGTTCCAATAATATCAGCTGTAACATCACTTACACGATTAGCGGCGCCGCCGCCTGCTGATATTTGTGTACCAGAACCATCTTTGTAAGGAACAGTTAAATTATTATTCATATTATCACGACCTAGCGGGAAACGTCCACGCAAGTCAGGCAAGGCAAACGTACCCTGACCTTGTAACAATATGGCTGCCTTATAATTGTATCCGATTATGTTATACAAGATTGTATATTTTGAAATTTGTACTTCACTACCATCACATAACAAATAGCCTGTTGGCACAACTGTACCAGCAAATGGAAAAATACAACCTACTGGAACAGTTGGCACATGATTTAAGAATGTTTGTTTAGACATCTGTACCAGTCCAGCACCTGACTGATACACTAGTAACGCATCATTATAACTACTATCTATAGCACTAGTTCTTGGAGTGTTGTCTGACTTAGTAGTAATAAAGTTTTGATTAATTTGTGTATTAAACACGGCAGTACCTGTAGTACTTTGTCCGTTGAAGCTAACAATATTACTAACTACGTCACCAGTAAGACTAAATTGCGTTGGACTTGCTAACTTGGCAGCACTACCGTTAACACTACCTGCTAAACTTCCAGTAAATGATCCGTTGAATGTTCCAACGAAACTCTGAGCGTACACATTTCTAAAAGGACGAGTAGCAGTACCAATATCATATAAGCCTGCGCCTGCTGTTACATAAGGAATATTTAAACTTTGTGCTTCCGAAGAATTAATACTATATCCTGGAACAATAACAGCACCGGCAACTGGAGTACCAGCTGACAAGTTATTTAAAATAACGCCACCGCCATTGTTATTAGGCTGTGTAGCATAGACAGCTATGTCTTTACCAAAATTGCTATTTAAAGCAACTCCCAATCCGCCCGATGTAACAATGCTACCTGTAGTAGTACTAGTACTATTAGTTGTACCAGTTACTACTAATTTGCCAGGACCGCCTGACGGAGTGTTAGTTGTATCAGGTTTGATAGTTAATGTGCCCATTACATCTAATGTAGATGTCGGAGCAGTATTGTTAAATCCTATACCAACAGTACCGTTAGCTTGAAAGTATACTAAAGATTGTGTTGCTGTACCGTTGTTTAAATTAAAAGAAACATTATGTCCGCTTGTAATACTTGTAAAAACTGTAGTGCTTGAATTAACGCCAATATTAAAACCTAAAGCAGTACCTAAATTAATACCTGCGTTTGATTTAATATTAAGTGAACTTGTTGTTGTATTTGTTGTACCTTCTGTTGTAAGAAAGTTAGAAGCTAATAATGTTGTTCCGTTAATCAACAAAGAATCAGCTGACTGAGCTGTTCCCCAGAATCTAGTTAAACCACTACTAGCATCAACTGAACTTAGGTTAACGCCTTGATTAATTGTTGTAAATCCTGGAATAGCTAATTTAGGAATGAACGTATCTTTACTAATAATAGTAAGTCTATAACTAGTGCCTGTTGCGGAATTACTTGCGTAATTTGTAACAACACTATGAGTTACGTTGCTAGTATCAACAATGTTTTCAACTATAGGACCAGTTAATGTTCCTTGACTAAATTGTGGACCAACTAACAACCAGTTAGAACCTGAAAACAAATATAATTGACTATTAGCGGTGTCAACCCACAAGTCGCCTTGTAAACTGTTTGAAACTTGAGGAGCAGTGGCAGATTTTTTTAAGTTGCCTGCTGATGTCCAAGTAGTACCGTCCCATATTTTAAGACTGCTAGAACTGTTGTCATACCATAACTGACCTTGGACTGGATTGTTTGGAGCAGTCGGTGCGGCAAAGTTTTCTAATAAATGTAAAAAATCATTAGCAACGATAGGAGCATATCCGTTGTAGTTTTGTCCAACAAAGGTAAGACTTGTTTGGTTGTTAAGACTTTGATCTTGAACAACAATAGCTGGTTTAGCTGGATTATTTGATTCGGTATATGTAACTTGATAAGTCATATTATACTCCTACTAGTCCGGTTAAACTTTGGATACGAACTGTATAATCAATTTGAATCAAACGGTTTAAACTTTTTAGCACTGGGTGAAATATAACGTGTGTTAACAATAATGTAGATCCATCTGAGTTATAGCTTTTTAATCCTAACTCATCAAACACATAAGTTGCTTCTGTGCTTGTTGCTGTATCATATGCGCCTTGACCGCTAGGCTCGCCGTAATCTAACAAACAAGTAACAAAAATATCTGTGTAGTTTGTTCCAGTTACGTGGCGGCTTTCAATAAAATTTCTACTAGGGTCTAAGTTAGTACTAGAATTGTTGTTTACAACTTTACTATATGTTTCGTTGTAAAGGCTAGCATTAGATCCGCTAGTGTTTGGAGTCAAATATGTAATAATCCCAGTAGGATCGATACTAGTTCCGCCGTTGCCAAATGCCATTTGATAAATGAACCCTTGACCACTGTTAGCCATACTTTCAGCTAGTGCTACGCTGATATTTTCATAGTGAATGGCGTTACGTTTATTCACATAAATTTCTTTAGAAACTGGGTCGTGGATCTTAATATGACCCTCAATATGAATTCCTGTTGCGTCTTTAGTCTGCATATCAATCTCTCTTTATCTTATATTTATCAAAGCCATTATCTGGTAGTTTAACTCTTGTAATCTGTGTACCAAATACCCGGGCTAACCTTTAAAAACTCAGCAATTTTGCTGTTATCGTTTAAAATATTAACTGGATTATTCTTATCGCCATCCCATGCTGTACCAATTTGTTTGATTACAGTAACATGGGTGCCTTTGTTTAACAAATTAGTTAATCTAATCTGTCTAGAAGATCCGTCTACCGCAAAATCTGCGTCTAATGTAACATCGCCAGCTGGACTATAAGGATTAACGTTGACGTTATGTACCTTATATGGTTGTTTCTTCAATCGGATATTACCAATAAAGAATGTCCAGTTTGTGCTGTCAGCATTAAATGTTGCGCCACTTGTATGAGCAGTTGTACATCTGTAAGTATAGCTACCTATATTAACTATATCTCCAACACTATATTCAATACCACTAGCCCAAGCAGATCCATCGTTGTATCCTCCAACAAATACTTCAATATTATCACATTGTCCGTATCCTGGCGGAATAGCAGTTGGAGCGATTTTCCAGTGTTTAGTGTCTGTTGGTAATATTGTCACAGAAGTGCTAGCCGAATATGACAAAATATTAACATAATATGTATTTTGATATACAACAACAGAGTTAATACTGTACGAAGATAACGGATTATATGTACCCTGGTATGTGTAACCTGATGTTTTAAACCATGCTATAACTCCTGTAGGATCGGATTCAGATCCTAATGCTGGAGCAAAACTTAAATTAACTGAATTAGTACCATCGCTGATAATTTGCTCAGTAATAGTAGTTTCAGTGTATGGAATAGTTTCTGTTGGTCCAATATCTTGTACAAAAGCGCCGGCTTTATGTAGTTTGTAAACTCCTGTGCCCAATGTACCACGACGTAATCTACTTACTATATTTCCATTTTTGGCAAAATATTCGATACGTTCGCCACGTATTTCAATGACGCCAGGTTTATTAGCAGTAGGGTTTGGAACATCAAAATTGCTAGCATCAGTTAGAGTGATACTAGTATCATTCCAATGTAGGTCCGCGGCAAGTGTAGTTCTTTTCTCTAAACTTAAACGTTTGTAAGTTACACGGTTTAGCATATCTTTAAACTGCATGTAAGCAATTCCAGATGCTAATATGTTGCTACCAAAAGTAATAAATGTCAGCTGATCTGTCTTGTTAGGTAACGTTGCTAACTGAACACTTTGTTTGTCATCATTTAATTTATAATCAATAGTTGGTGTCAACAAAGTACCATTTTTTGTAATCCAAACATAGTCATCACTTATAATAGTTCTGTCTAATTTTATTAATCCAGATGCTAAATTTTTATAGTAATAGTAATCCGCAGTATTTGGAGTCAATGTAACATTCGATGTTACATTAACACTAGAACGTCGAATATCTAATACAGAATGATTGTAAGAGCTTATCACTTCAACAACATGAGTATTGTTGTATGCCTGTGTGAATGTTATTGTCTGTGCACTAGCATTATAGAAATAACTTTCATCTGTAGTGATACTTACTAACAATGTAGTTCCCATATATAAAGTATAGGCATTTTGTGTCAATGTAATGGTAATTCCAGATAAGTCTACTGTATAATCTGAACCTAAATTCAATTTTACACCGTTAGCTATTACATTAATATTTTGAATTGTAGCTGAATAAGGAACAATTTTTGCTGGGTCAATATTATAACTCAACTGATTGTCTTCGATTATAAAATAGTTGTCGTTAGGTCCTTCCAAAATAGTTTGATCCACACGAACTAGCATACTAGACTCATAAGGTAAACTTGTCCCAACTGGATATGCCAGTGAATAAGTTAAGCTAACTCCATCAGTTGCTAAAATTTCTTTGTTCGTTACAACAAAAGTCTGTTGGCTTCCGCTTACAATAATGAAATTAATTAAACTGCCTGCTGCCGGCGGAGTTGTAAATTTAAACCCAACTGCGTTGGCGAAATCATATGTTCCATCTGTTTTAAACAACTGAGGATTCGCAACAACTCCATCGACATATACGACTGCTGTAATATCTTTTAACCAAGGTGCTTTAGTTACAAATTCTGTAGTAGTAGCATCGCCTACAAAGTAGTCAAGGTCAAGAATGTTAGAACCAGCAAATCCTATGTTGAAAATAGTTACAATAGTATTAGCAGAAGGTTTTGATGTTAATGTAACTTTTTTATTTTTATAATCAACTGTATAGTCAGTTTGATAAGTTTTTATAGTATTACCAACTTTAACAATTAATGCTTTTGGACTATTAGGTTGTTGAGATAATGTGTAAGTTTTTGTTACACCATCGGCGATAAAATTATCTGTTACAATAGTTGCGGCACCGGAATTAGATCTATCAAAAACTTTAATAGCCACAGCATCAACTACTTGACCTGGCACAACTTCTTCTGGAGCAGGACTTGTGGTTGGTGTAACCATTCCGTCGCCGTCAACGATAATATCGTCTGCTGCCAATCCAGTAGCTGTACTATATGCCATGTCTCCGCCCACTAAAGAAGTGTCGTAATCATTGGCATTTGGTAGTATAGAACCGTCGCTGGTGCTACGTCTGATAATAAACTCATCACCGTTTGAAACTGTATATCCGTTTGGAATAGTAATTGTATACTGATACAATCCTGGAGCAACTTGACTATCAGGAGTTCCAGTAGCAACCGGAGTTGTCATTATAGCATTTTTATTTGTTTGTTGCTGTGTTCCATAATGCGGATCGTCTAATCTAACAGGACTAATTTTACCAGTAATATTAAGAACTGTTAAATCAGATATTCCTGTTGGGTATGTTGTACTGTTAAGAACCGCAGTACCGTTAGCATTAATTGTAATATCGGCAGGAGTTTCTAATGTTTTTGTAAATGTTAATTCAACACTTGGAACAATATCTGTATACAATATTGAATTTATAGAAACTGTTTGACTGTCAATAATTGCTGTAACTGTTGAATTGTAAATCAACGAATTAATTGTAGAGCAAGCAACAACATCGCCTACATTGATATATGTAGTGTCTGCTACTGTAAGTTGTGTGCTACCAGAAAAGTTATATGTAAAGATCAATGTTCCACTAGGTATGCTATCAGGAGCTCTACTCAATGTAACTGTATTTGTACCCTGATTTACACTAACAACTTTATGTATAGCACTACCAATAATAGTACCTGACTGAGTTTTAACTCCAGTTGCTGTACTTGTGTAGCTAACACTAGTAGTAGTACACGCGGTAACTGTATAAGTTCCACTGTAAGCTACTGGCAGAACGTTGTTAACAATAATAGTTTGTCCTATGCTGTATGGAGGTGTAGATACTGCGTCAAATGTCAATGTGACTGTAGTACCATTTCCACTTGCTCCGGTAGTAGTTAACACAGCTACATTAGAACTAAAGCCTACTCCAATAATTCCCATGCCTGGCAATATTCCACTAGCGTTAGCAACAACTAATGTAGTTTCATAACTGCCGTTAGGATTATATGTAGTAGAATGCCCAGCAGTGTTGATATGAGTAATTGTTGTTGCTACAGGACTGCTGTCATTGATGTTATAACTAAATTCTAACTGATTGTTATAAACTCCGCTTCTGTTGTCATAACTATCAACGTTGTTTTTAATTTGATAAATGTTGAGTTGTGTATTAGCCGCTGGAACATATGGTAATGTAAAGCTGTGCGTATTAGCGGCTACTGTGACATAGTAGTCGTCAAAACTGCTGTCATAGTTATCCCACTTATCTTTATAATAAGGACTAGCACCCCATCCAGTTTGTACGTTAAATCCGAGCCCGTTAACAATAGTTCCACCGTAATCAATACCTGTCATTACTTGTGCTAGGTCTTTACCTAACATTCCAGAACCTGGTTCGTAATAAAATTCAACACGATCTGCGGCATTTAACATAGCTGAATTAATTAAGTAAGTTACAGATAATGTAGTGCCTTTAGCTGGCGCATTTCCTACCGCAAATGTAATTAATCCAGAGTATTGTGTATAACCGTTCTTAGTTGAAACAACAGTACTTAGAGTATATAATTCTCTTAGTACAGGAATTCCATTAACTGTTATCGAACTTTGTCCGACTCTAATATCAGGTGCCCAAGTTAACGCAAATTTTAACTGACTACCATCACCTAAGAATGTCTGTTGTTGTTGTAATTGTGTTACATAATTTGTTTGACTTACTCTATCAAATTTAATACCAATAGTTGTCGAACGAACAACACTTTCTCCAATGATTGCGATTGCTCTGGCCTGTACTCCGGTTGTACTTAGGCCGCCGTCCAATACAATTTCTGGAGCTGCCAAATATCCACTACCTGGAGTTAGTAAAACTACTCTAGTTACTACACCATTATTGATGAATGCTCGTCCAGTTGCGCCGGATCCGCTTTCACTATTGAATACCACTTGTGGAGGAATGTTATAACCAGATCCTCCGTCAATTAATATTAACTCGGTTACAATAAATCCAACATTGTCTAACCAGAATTTCCAAGGATATGTTTGTATAGCACTATCACCAGCAACAAGTTTTCCATTCTGAACAGTTATATCGATTAGACCCACTTTATCATTTTCATAAATTGGCATTACATCGAAGTCAGTAATAGGTAACTGGGCAGTATCTAAACTTTCATAATTGCTTACATACTCTCTTACTTTTGTTCTATAAGGTTTAACTTCAGAAACATAATTTTCAAAGTTAGCCAAGTTTTCAACTGGATAATTTACAGGCTGGTCTAATGCTCCAACATTGTGTTGAGCTTTAACAAAACTAGTTTTAAAAATCCAATCTACATATACTTGTTCGCTTAGTACATAATGAACGCTGTTGAAGAATAAATTTAAATATTCTTGTTTTAAACTATCAATAAAAATATTATTTTTAATAGCTTTTAAAATAATTCTTAGTTCTGTTGCCGCAACAACGTCAAATCCTTCGCCGTCGAAAATACTCGAATCATAACCTACATCAGTCAAAGCAAAATCATATAATTTACTGCTAAATTGTATGGTTCCATTTTGTATACCAATTGTATTATAACTCTGTGTCCAATCTACGCTGTTAACATCGGCATATTTTTCTAGCAATATCCAGCCGCCATTATTAGATGTTCTAATTCTAACAATTTGTCCCACTTTTACAGTTATTGAATTTAAATCAACAAATGTATTGACAGCATAATCTTCTACTGTAAATTGATTATAACCTGATGCGAACCAGTCTGCGTAAGACCAATAATTTCTCACATCGTAGCTTTGTGTTAGCGTTCTAGACCATTGTTTGTAAACAGGATCGTATGTGTAAACACTCCATTGGTTGCTAGCTTGGCTATCACTGTGTACTAGTACCGCATAGTTTCTAATCGAGCAACGAGTATTACTATCATAGCCAGCTCCTGATGAAATAATTGTTGCTCCAGTTACTTGTCCTAAAGCATTAATTGTTGCTCTAACTACGGCACCTGTACCAGATCCAATAATTTCTATGTATGGAGATGTAGCTACATTGTTTATAGTAGAAACAAAACCTTTACCCGCAGAATTTATAATGATACCAGTTATAGCGCCATTGGTAATAACAGGAACTAAACTAGGAGCAGAAAAACTAGATACACTAGCATATGGCAACTCGGCATCGGTATCTAATATCGCATCATATAACCCGCTGCCAATTGTTGGTTCTTTATCGTAGCTTTCTAAACTGCTAATGTTTAATTCGGCAATTTGATTAGTAATCATCACTTGGTTAGCATATTCTATTAATTGTTTTAGTGCTTCAAAACGATTAATAAACATACTTTGTCTTGGACGATTTTCAATACCGTAACGAATCTTAAATGGTAATCTTGGATCAGGTACTACTTTTCCGTTAGAATCTATTCCACATAGACTATCGAACCATTTTTGTTCAACTATCTTAGGAAGATTAATATTTGGATCATTACTGATCATCTTATACTGTGTATGTATATTTTGATCTGTTTTATCTATAGTCCAGAATTCTACCGATAAGATTACATTAGATGATGTCAAGTACCCCTTAACATTAGTTAGGCTAAATGTATTCAAACCAGTAATACCTAAATATGTGTAATCTTGGCCTCTTGGATTTGCTATTAAATTAGCAACGTCCATCGCTGACATTTGTCTGCCATTTACATAAGGTATAACTACTTTATTTTTAACCCAGAAATAATAGGTATTTTTAAATGTTTTGCTAATTTTATCATAAGACTGAGTTGTACTATAGACAGAATCTCCATACAGACTTGTTCCACTTATACCACTAGCAAGGCCAGCGTTAGTGTCGGCCTGAGCGTCCCATTGACTTGGTTTGATAGTTGAGCTTACCCATTCATAAACATCAATGCTTGCGCCTGCGGCCAATTGATTCCATGTTGAATTTCTATAAACAACGTCTTGGTCGTAACTGTTAATAAACTTAGCTGTTCTTAAATCCCACCATAATTGGCCAACTTGTTTGTTAGACCAGATACTAGCAGTATTAACTACAACATCACTAGTACCAATACTGTATACAGCAGGATCATAAAATGTTTTATATCTAATTTCTTCTTCAGCTGGGCCTGGAATTTTTCCTTGTAACGGGTCAACTACATCCAGATATTTTAATAAACTGCCACTTGTTTTATCATACAAGAATGCTTTTTTAATTTTCTTAACATCAGCAACTGGAGTTTGTTGCGTATGAATAGTCCAAGTATAATTGTTTGGCAATTTATAATAATTATAAATCGCACCAGAATTTGTAAAATTGTTTTCAGTGGTATTAGGAGCTCCGGCAAAAATTTGATTTACTCCTACAGCAAATCCAGCACCAAGTGCGTCGGTAGAATGTCCGGTTGTTGGAATCGTTTCGCTATACACCCATTGGGTATCATAACGATCGTATATGTCAATTCTTCCTGAAGAATTTACTGTTGAAAATACTACTAGTGTAGTATATCCGTTCATAAAGGCAATTTTATTTCCAAATGTTCCAGATACGCTTGGACGAGGATGAATTCCTGTTGTGTGAACTAAATCATATTGTCCATTTGAAAGTAATGGATAAATTATAACCCCACTAGAGGAAGCTGTCAAATTACTAATAGCAAGATAATCTGCTGAATCTGAAAGGGCTATACTAGCACCAAATGTAATTCGAGATAGTGTATCTGAAATTGTTTGACTTAAGGCAAACCCATTACCTGTGTCTTTATATACAAATACTTGTCCGGCAACAGATCCACCGCTAGCGGAAATAGCTAGTGTTGAACTATCTGTGCTTACTACTATTGAACTACCAAAGTTACTATTAGAACTTGTACCTGTATAAGTTGTAGAATAATGCCAACCAGTTGTAACAAAGTTTAGTATTCCAGCCGGAGTACTGTCAGGGCTACCTGACAACTCAAGTGTTGTACTATTGATAACCGCTGTAACTGTTTGTCCACTTGTGAATCCCGTACCTTGTACAATTAATCCTGGAGTAATATTGGTTGTACTTGTTACTACTAAAGTCGCATAACTACTACCAATAGGGTTGTATGCCGAACTTACGATAACATTTGATGTATAGGCTAATTTATAAACACGACCAGTATTATTGTTATACCCTATAGCACCTACATACAATTCAGAAGTATTGAAAGTTAATGTCGAACCAAATTTCTCACCTGTAACGTGTGTTGGATCAAAACCAATCGATGGGCTAACAATAGAATCAGCTAATAGATAACTGTTACCAAATGCTCGTTTGTAAACACTAACAACACCTTGGTTAGTATTTGAACTATTGTTAGCTGTAGTACTAGTATCTACTGGAACGTATGGTATTTGATTCCAAGCAGATGCTCCATAAGGATTAACTATTTGGTATCCGATAACAAATCCGCTAATAGGTGTCGGTAATGTGACTAATAAATCGTTAATAATATCCACGCCGCCAACAGCACTACCTTTAATTAATACCTGGTCGCCAGCTAGGTATCCCGATCCTGTAGCAGAAACAGTAACAATATAACTTGAGTTACTTGTTGGAAGTATTGGCTTAACTGTGAATGTTGCTCCTGAACCTAATATAACATTGCCACTTAAACTGGTATATGTTTGTGAAGGTGTGCTTACACTTGACCAAGTAACACCTGTAATAGCGCCTGGTGATAAAATTGTTGTAGAACCATTTATAGCCGATACTGTTACTGTTATATCATTAACTGTATCAATGCCACCAACTTGAGATCCTAAAATAGTAATTTTATTTCCGACTTTATATCCTGCGCCGCCGGAAACTACATTTACAGTATAAGTTGATCCAATTACTACAACGTTAAATCGTGCGCCTTGTGCTTGATTTTGTGTAACACCTGTAACACCAGTATATTGATGTAACATTGCTCCGGTTGTTTGATAATAATGTGTTCCGTCTGTAACAATCGCATTAGCAACATAGTCTGTAGAATTAGGAGTTGAATATACACCTTTGTAATTAGTTGCTACAAAACTAGAAGTAGGACTTCCAATAGCTAGCCATTGTTTATCATTACTAATTGCTACAGTAGTCGCAACTGAAGCTCTAGAATTTTTGTTTACAGATCCAACTAAAACGCTAAATCCTGTTCCTGTTCCGCCAATACTAGACGAGTTAACTGTTAGCCTATCGCCAACTTGATAATTTAAACCACCATAATTTAGTAAAACATTTGATACTAATCCGTTAGTCACTGTTACTGTAGCAACAGCAGTTCCGTCACCTGTACCAGAAGTAGTATAAATTAACGGAACATTAGCATAAACTGTTGTGCCGACTGATGGAGTATAACCAGATCCACAAGTATTAGATACTTGAACTTCAACAGGTGTGTTTACTGTGCCGCCAAGATATCTTGCGTCTGCTGTTAATACTTGTCCACTTACATATTGTGTATTATATCTTACCAATTGAACAGTTGTAACTACTCCGTTAAACACAGTTATATTTGCTACAGCACCTGATCCAGTTCCGCCTGTTAATGGCACGTTAGCATATACTTGAGATCCGTTGGCTGGTCTATATCCAGAGCCTCCTGAAATTAAAGATAATGTTAAACTTAACCCAGTTATGTTAAAAGATTCAATCGTACCTTGTGTTCCAGCGGTAGTATAATTAGTCGAGATAGCTGGCGCTTGGATTAACTGATTTCTAGTCCAATTTGTTAATATACCTGCTTTTAAATAGATAGCAGTTTGTCCATCTGAAGAAGTAATTGCCGCAGTATCACCAGCATTAGTCATAGCAAGAGCACGGCCAAAGTTATGGTTTGTACTTGCTATCTGATCAGTTATAATTGTTGTATTATAAACGGGATTATAAATCCAGCTAGCCCAGTTAGTATTAGTTGAAGAGATATAGTCAGTCCAAACTAATTGATTAGCAACCGGCGTTGTTGGCAATAAAGATTCTAATTGGTCTATTGACGAATTTAACGAACGCTGAGTTACAAAATAAAATACTTCTATAGTAGATAAATCGTTAAATGGTGCTAACACCACACTTGCTGGTAGGTTAAATGTAAATGTATTTGTTGTTACAGCAGTGATAGCATAAAAACCATTTATTTTTGCTGTACCAATAATACCAATATAATCACCTACCGCAAATGTTACTGTAGTAGGCACAGTAATTGTAACTGTATTAGGTTTAACAGTAGTGTTAGATGTAACTGAACTCACAACACCAGCAGTATATTTTAATGTATATCTATAAACATTCCAATAGTAAGGAGGTGGAGCAAAAGCACACCAGACATAATTACCGTCAACATATTTTGTTGGATCGTAAGATACTATATCAGATAAATGTCCTATGCTTAAATCAACATCTTTTGAATTTACATATCCTGCGCTTGTTAATAATGGTTTATAATTTGTAAGTACTGGCCATGGAGTTGAATCATATCCATTACTAGGCAAATAAACATCACTAGGTAAAATTTGTACAATGAAAGGATTTAAAGTTGTATCAATCTTATTAGTTAACAAATAACCTTGCGGATTATTTCTTACTAGACCTTCATCAAGAGTAAATTCTATTTGTTGGAAACTATTAGCGGCGCCATACTGTCCTGTACGAACTGCCCACTCTTCATAAAATACTAAACTTTCTTTGTCCTCACTGCTTAATACGTTGAATAATTTGTTAAGAACATTTTGTGTTCCTTTTTCACGAATCATTCCTTGATAGAATTTAAATTCGCTAACATCGTCTTGAATGATATTATCTAAATATTGTCTCTTTTGATATCCAATTAAATGCTGGCCCATTGATTGTTGAGCACTATCAAAACTGTCTACATCTAAACCATAAAAGTCTTGGAACTGTGTAGCAATATTTGTCCAGTTAGGAAGAATCTGACTAGATGGTTTGTTTGCTAACTCTGTCCATTTGGTTAAATCAAATGTAGCAGTACCTGGCAAGAATTCGTTAGCACTATAATAGTACCCTTGATAATTTATAATGTCTCCAAGGTTATAATCTTGCCATTGTTGCCAGCTTTGTATTTTAGCGGCATCAAAAATAAATCCTGGAATGTCAAGACCGCCGTACCAATTACTGGTGATATAACCAGATAATTTAATACGTTCTTGTCTATAACCACTTTCTGGATTATAAATTGTATCGTTGAAGATAGTTGAGTTATTAAGTATAACTACGTGTTCATGTTGTACTAGATAGAAACTTGCTCCATATATTCCATCCTTATTTTTTGGAGTATATGTTACAGTATTATTTTTTCTGTAGCTATCTAAGTCTTTTGTATTAATTGCTGTCCCATTTACTTTAAAAATTTCATATCGATTAAAGGAATTATTAATGTCATCTACCACGTTTAATGGGGTTACAAATTCAATATTGCCTGCGGCTGGACTCAAGCTAATTACACTTGCGCCAGCTACACTTAATCCATCTAATTTATTAAAGTTATTGTATTCAAATACATCTGATGCTGGTACATTACGAACAGCACTATAGTACTCTCCATTGTATCTAACAATAGTACCGTATGGGACTACAATGTTAGGAGTCCAGTCACTCCATTTGTCTTGTCCTGTACTCCAGTTTTGTGTAGTCCAAAACATAAATTCTTTAGCACTAGTTTCCCAGTTGCTAACAACACCTAAATTTGTATTATACTGATTAAAGATAAATCCTTGATCTTTTAAATATTCTCCGTAGCCTAATAAAAAGTCTACTACATCTTGTATTTTCTTAAATGTTGCTCCGTACGGCGCGGTTAGTACTTGTGTTTTGTCCCATGCTTTTCTAAAATTAGCAGTTACTCCGCCAGTGATAGGAAGGAATGGCAGCGCGACAAATTGCGAGCTGTCAAAATCAGCACCTGTTGTTGTTAAAGTTAATGCTTTAAAATAACTTCCGTTGTATTTTACAATACTACCAGCGGCATATTGTTCATGAGCTGTCCAATTTGAAAAGTTTTCAGATATTCCGCCAACGTTAATATTAGATCCTGGCTGACTATAACCATAGTAATTAAAGAATGGCTGAGTCAAACTATAACCGCTCACTTGGAAACCATCCTGTAAACGTGTTATAATAATACCGCTATATGCTAGTTTTCTAGTTGGGCTGGAACTGTTTAAAAATACAGAATAATCTTCTTTTGGAATAAAGACACTACCTGTACTACTAGGAGTTTTACTTTCTAATAATAGATTAAACTGGTCTTGGTTTGTAAATGATCCAACTCTATATGCTAGACGAATGTTCATTGATGCTAGATCACTAGCATATCCATTGTATGATTTTAAATTATTACTAAAAATATAATTTAAAATAAGGTTAACCACATAGTTAATAATACCAGCAGTTTGTACTCTAGTAGAACTTGAATATGTGCTAGGCAGTACAATATCCTGAGGTCTAACTCTTAATCCAGTGTCTTTATAAATTAATTGTCCTGCTTTATTTCGTACGATTCGACTTCTATCCAATAATACACCAAATGTATTAGCTGGTGTTAATAACATACTTGCTATTAGAACGCTAAATGGATAGTGACTACTACGTCTCCAGCTAGCTTCAACTGGGGCAACATCGCCGAAGACAAAATCAAAATCAATACTAGGAGTTACTTGACCTAATGCTAATGAAGAAAATAACGGGCTCACAAGATTGCCAGATTCGTCAACTGGAATATGATCAATCAAGAATGGTTTAGCGTAGTCGGCAAGATACACAGGAGGTTTACCTGGTGCTCTTAACATACCATCTGAAATATCTTTCCACATAACACGGTTGTCACTAGTATAAGGCGCAGGGCCATAGACACTAGTCCACCAGCTAGGCTCAATGCTAAGTCCTAACATTTCCCATGGACAAATATTTGGACGGTCGGTGTTTAATAACCAACGATATACACCTCTCCAATATCCTGGTAAACTTGTACCATCTGGAGCACTATTGTTTCTGTAATTGTAAGTAAAACTATTGCTAATGTCGTAGCTTAACGGTTTGCTGAAATTAACTCCAACATCTTTTGCCCAACGATAAAAATTAGGAGCTAGTACTTTGTTAAATTCTTCTCTAGTATAGGCATTTGTTTTATTATAGCTTGGTATAACTTTATTAATGTCATAGATATCAGGGTTGTATTCAACTTTAATATTATTAAATATTCTCTTTTCTAATTCTAAAATTAAACCATCTCTATAATCATTGTAAGCTAAAATTTGACTACCGTCATGCCCTTGTATCATTAACTGTGGAGCGACTAATGTAGTATCTAAGTAAATCTTAGGTTCAAATTTTGGATAAATTCCTAGTTTAGTAGGAGTCTCTGGCACAAAACAACCATCTGTACTTTCATATTCTAAAGTAGTAATGATATCTCCGTTGTTAAAAGATAATGAATTATCTATTACAACAAACCCTTGGTCATTAAATGTATAATCTCGGCCGTATGTCAATTGAACATCGTTCAAGTATACACCTACTGCTTTACTAGATAATGTATCTAAAGTGAATACCGCACTTAGTGGATATGTTTTAATTCTATAATCAACAACTGTAATATCTGTACGTACACTTGCTCCGTAAGGAATCATATCACTAAAGTAATACGGAGCTGTGTTAGGTTTGTTGACGTTTATTTTTTCTAAAATAACATCGACTAACTTGACTGGATCTCCGTCAATGCCTAGATTTTCCGCAGTGGTTATAAAAATTCGTTTAAAGTGATTATAATCATCACGGCTTTGTTCAATTGCTCTTACAATATTATTAGATTCACTAGTAATATGATAGATTGATAAACTCATTGGCCCGCTATGTTGAACAAACTTTGTACCATAGGCCGCAGTATTTCCTAAATCTCTAAGGTTAGTAGATGACTGAGGAATATTATCTATAATAGAGTTAACATGATCCGAAATTTCACCTAGTGTAAAATCTCCCATTGAATTATTCAATGGATTATTTTGTAAATTGATAGGAATTTCATAATAGCCATTACTGTTAATAGGCTGGGCCGCAAATGCTCTAATAGTAAGCACATCGGTCAACGCTATTGGTGTTACTAACACTATCTGTTTGTACAACTGACCGTCTACAATATTCCAATATTCGGGAGCTAATCTAATACCATTAACATAAACTCGAACAACTAGGTCGTTAAGATTTGATAAATCATCGAATATATCTAAATTAAAATTATTAGTCTTGTTTGAATTTTCGTAAATTCTAAGTGCGGCTTGTGTATTAGTAACTGTCGAAGTTTGCCAACCATTTTCGTAAACTGTATTTCCAGCATAGTCTTGTCCAACAATATAACCTACATTGATATTTTTTGTTATCAATGCTGTGCCTTGTTTGTATTGGAAACTGTCTGTAGCAAGATTAAAATTAAAAACAATGTCGCCGATGTTACTGACATTTTTGTAACTTAACGCAAAGCCTAGAGTTTTATCTGCCAAACCTAATCCAACTTTATAAGAAAATACTTTAGTTCCTATAAATGTAGATCCTGGATAAAAACTAGTATCACCATAACTAATATTATTATCGTCGACTACATCAAATAAAGGTGGTTGGTTAGTGTTAGTTTTTTGCTGGCTCTTAATCCAAGTAGTACCGTTGAACCAATACATTAAACTTTGATTAGCAACTCCTTGATTAATTAATACTGTTTGGTTTAATTCCGGAGATGCAATTTCAACAAGGTGTAATTGTTTACTACCTGTGTTAAGATGTTTTACATCTACAAATTCTACACGATATACTTTATTTGCTACTAATGGATCAGTATCTGCTGTAAACAAAACTGTCTGATTAGCTGTTAATGGAATACCATCAACGTTATAACCAGCAGAACCTTCTATGGTAGAAAATACGTCTGTTGTAAAGTTATCAATTAAATCTATATCTTCAATAGCAGTAGTTCCAAAATTAAATAATTTTAAATCTGCTTCAAATTCAATAATAGGACGAGTCGCTCTTGCTAACTGATCTAAGTTAGGCACATCTCCGTTTAATTTTGCGCTGGCAGTAATTACATCTTTATGGAACCAACGATTGTAACGACTCCATGGATTGTGATCTCGGCTAGCACGATTAATAACAATATAATCTGCCACGCCGGCATATCCAGTAGCATCGCTAAATGGTTCTTGATCAAAAGGTGTGTTATCAAATTCAACTGTTTGTGATAGTGTATAAGGGCTTACAATTTCTAAAACTGACTGAGGCACTAGTTTAATAGCAGTACCTACACCTTCTACATAATAACTACCAGAAGTATAAGTTACCGGAGTAACATTACCTCCAAATTTAACTTTCATTCCGTTACTCAATGGAGTGCCGTCAGTTAACTTATAATTCTTTTTACCTAACACATCTGCTTCTACATCAATATATGTATTTTGATCTATGTCGTAAATTTCAATCACGCCGCCAAGATTAATATCAGTTTCACTTTGATAATAAATCATAGTAGGAGCATCATTGGCGATTGTCCAAGTGATTGTACCTTGCTGTACGGCATAATTATCTATGCCGGCATTTAAATATCTATCTTGTGGCCCGGTAGTTCTGGCTAGTTTAAAACTAAACGCATTGCCTAGACTATTAATTTCAAACGTGTAAGTTTGACCTCTGTATAATTTTAATACAGGGTTAGGAGTAAATCCGTTAGGAGTAAACACGTACTGATTATCTTCGCCAACAGCAACTAAATCTACTGTATATGTACTAGTTACTTTTTGTTGTTGACCGTAAACAGTAATCGACTCAGGTCCGTATGGCAACCAGTAATAGTTTTGAAAATTAGAAATCTTATCCCAGTCAATATGCGGATCCCAACTATAAAACTCTTCTGAATTTAATCTAGAATGGTTATCAGTGTTGCCCCCAAATACACCTAATTGATTAATATAGTCAATATAATCTTTATAAAAAGTTACATTATTCAAGCTGTCTTGAATTACTACACTTGGTTCTAATTGGTAATTTTGTCTGTTTTTATCAGAGGCTGTTACATAAATGTCAGCGCCTGTAGCGGCTTTGGCATTTTTTCTTCCTATAAAACCATTAATCTTTTTTACAGAGCCTGGTTGATATAATTGATCAAGTGTTGCCTGTAAAAACTTTTTATTACTTTTACTTTGATAAAACGCTGGTAATAAATTTGAAGTAAGGCTGTTGTTTCCAAAAGGCGTATTATTAGCCATTAGATGCTCCGTTTGTTGCGCTGGTTATGTTTTGTGTATTAATAACTGTGGTTAGTGCGTTACCTGTTATTGTTTTAAGATTAGAACTAGTTAAGCCTGATACAATAACAATGTCGCTAGACTGAGCACAACTTATAAAAATCTGGTTGCTAGGGCATTGTATTTCAAATAAACTACCAAAATACTGTCCTGCTTGTTTTGGAACAATAACAAAACTAGTAATATCTGGATTCAATTGTGTCAATACATAAGTTGATAATTCTGTAAAATAGAATGTGTCGCCAAAGTCCCAGTTATCTAAACTAAAGAATGTATTGATGGCTGTTAAAATACGTGCTATAATATTTGAACTACTAGCTGTACTGCTTGGGTTTTGAACTACATTAAATGTAGCTTGAAGACTCAAATCAGCTTGTTCTCCAAATAATAATTTATAACTCACAGGATGATATACGATCTCATCACTAATAGATTTAATTAAATTCAAGTTAGGGCTTAGTTGAGTATTCAACTGATTACTACTTGGCGGTAACGGTTCTACAGCAACCGCTCCTGCTACCCATTGTCTAAAAGCAGTATCGTATGTCTTTGTTAGCACATACACATCCATGATGTTACTTGCGCTAGGGTCAATTCTACTGTCATAATCGGCACTATGAGTATATTGGAATTTTAAATTATCGCGGCCAACATAAACTTTATAATCTAATGTTGGTACAAATCCTTCTCCGTTTACATATTTTGACACATAGTTAGCGTCTACAAAATAGTAATATTGTCCGTCGACACCGATACCTGGCTTTGTTGCTAGTATTATAACTAAAGGATTAGAAGGATCATTATACACATAGCGATAATCTTCTTCGCCTTGACTAATCAAATATTTTTCCTGTACAATAAAAGTTGTGGCGCCATCTGGAGCAACAATATCTAAAAATAATTGAGGATTATCAACAATACCGCTATTGGTACTATCAGCAAAACTAACAACAATTTTACTAGGATCTATATAACCATCTTGGCCGTTGTATTCACTAACAACGTCCCAATTATAATTTAATGTAAATGGTGTGGTTAAACCTGGCTGTGTGTTTATGTTTAATATCTTTACGTTATCTTTAACAATAGCAGTATTAACTACATCATAAATTTTTGTGTTCGTATCAAAATAGAAAGTAACTTGAGCATCACTCTCAAACACATATCTTAACTGTCTAGTAGTCACTGTGTAATATTCGTTATTAGTTGTAAACAATAAGATCCAGCTAGAATCTTTGTTAGCATTGGTCAAGTCGCCTTGATTACCTAGACTAAACGAATCTGTAGTGTTTAGATTTGTTTCAAATATAATTTGCCAACTTTGTGTGGAACCGTTATAACTCAAGCCAAATGGTTTGTTAGCAAATACTAAATCAATTATTGTTGTTATTACTGTGCTAGAAAACGTACGAGTAAAACTAGGAATAATTTGACTGATAATCGCACCGTTAGGTACTGATTTGTTTAACATGATAGCGCCGTAGCCGCTTGATAGCACACCGGTATAAGAACTGTTAACTAGCAATCCGCGGCCATCGCCTGACACAGATACTACCTCGGCCCAAATATAAGAAGTTGCGCCAGCTTGACTTTGATTACCTGTCGCTAGTACATTATTATTGTTTGTATCAAAATACTGTGTTGAAGGGCTTGGTACTGTAAATTGAATTAACGAACCTGGCGTCAAATATTGTAATGATGTGTTTGTATAACTGCCAACTTGAAGAGGGCTAGTATTAGAAGTTGTATCAACATAACCTGTAGAATTAGTTGTACTTGAAGTTGTCTGATTCCAAGCAACATTACTATTGGTTAATGAAATTACATACTGTTGATAAAAGAAATTTCTTAAATTAGGATCGTTTAATGTATCGTAAATTTGTCCAAAGATAATTCCTTGAATATCTGTTTGAGTTATGTAACTAAAACTAGATGACGATATAAATGGCTCTTTATAGATAACGCCGTCATCAGCAAATAAATTTGTACTTGAATATTTTCCAGTTGGATCTACTAAATCAAAGTATCGGCTAATACCGCTACTTGTTCTGTTTAAGGCTTTAACTTTAGCAACATCTGTACTAGCACTCAACGGACTAATGTTATAGTCCTCGCCAGTAATCATACGATTTTGTGTATAGTATGTTTGTGGTGCGTTTGTTTTAACACTAGCGTTTGTTTCACTTGTGGCAGAATTTGATACTGTAGTTTGTAAAGATAAACTGATACTTAAAATTTCACTTGTACCTGTGGCGCTAGTATATGGAATACTAATGTTTACATTTCTGATATCTGTTGGAGAAACTGTATAGGTTAGATTATTACTAACTCTATAATAAGTTCTAAAATTACCTAATGGTAAATCTCCAAATGTGCCATCACTAAATTGTAAACTAATAGCATCAGTTGCTCTAGTAACTACACTATAAATTGTTTTAATTTTACTGTTTAAACTATTATAGATAATATTATTACCTACTGTCGATGGCACTTGTGTCCATAATGTTGATTCAAGTCCGTTTGAATCTAACTGATATAGCCAAAGGTCTGTATCATTTATGTTTTGTGTAGCAATATCAATTTGTTGATTGCTACTAGGTTGGGTAACTGTAAAATTACCTACTCCAAGAGAACCTTGTGTAAAATTAAAAAAGAAACCAGTGCCTGCGCTACCTGCACCATAGCCGTCATCCTTGTAAACACAAGCTATGCTATTGGCAATCTTTGGAGGTTCTTCGTAGATGTATGTTTGATTTTTAAATGTAGTACTAGTAATTTCAAAATTCATATTGCGCCCAGCAACAGGTTTAGTAAAACTGTATACTGGTACGTCTGAATTAGTTGCGTTAAATCTGTACTGAGCAGTCGGTACTCCGTAGATTGTTGCTTTGTCTGATGGATTACCGTACTGTTGTGTCTGAGGCATTGCGGCATTTAGAATGCTGATAAATTGGTCATACCAATTAGGATTACTACTGTCATTCCAAGTAATATACTGTCCTGACAAATTTCTACCGTTGCTATCTAAAACAGATTCTGTAGTAGAAATGACATTAAATTTTAATAAGCCAGTTGCCGCGGTGTTACGCTTTGCGTTGTAGCCAATCATACGTGCTAGACGTAGTACGCTATCGCGACGGCTAGCAAGTTCTAGGAAGTTTTCACGAGCATTTAAGTCAACACGGAAAGCTATGCTTTGGCCCACATACGCAATAAGGTCAATTAGGGCAAGGTATTCGCTAGACTCAATATAATCGTTAAAATCTTCAGGGAAATTTGTACGGATATAATCAATCATTGTACGACGCAAGTTGTCAAAGTCATAGCTTTGGAAGTCTGCGTTCTTAAATGATTGATAAATTTTCTGCCAGTCCTCACTGACTAACAGGTTGTTTAGTCTATCCGTTGAGCTCATAATATGTCCTAATAAGTGTATTTATTGAATAAAATTATGTGCGTAGTTTATTATCCTGTCAGCAATCCGTTCTGTTGATCGAACTTTAACTGTAGGTTTTGTTGTATATTATATGGCAAATACGTTAATTTACATTCAATTTGTATGCCCTGGTCATACGGGGTAATAAGGATGTTACTAGCTTGTACTCTAGGATCGTAATTAAACACTTCATTGACATTTTGTAGTATAAGATTTTGTATTTCAGGTGTAAGAGGCTCAAAAAGCAAGGTCCAGATAATACTACCAAACGCAGGCTGCATTAGACGCTCGCCCTGACGTACATAAAAGTGATTTAAAATATCCTGTTTAATTAATTCAAAATCATACAGAGCGAAATTTTGATTGTTAGCGTTAACTGTACTAAAACCCCTGTACTTTTGAGGCGGTGGAGGATTGCCAGACTGCGCTGTAGTAATTGTTAGTTTGTTGTGTATAGTCATGAATTCTCCTGATTTTTAGTAAACGTATCGGTAGTAGTTGTATAAGTTTGCCAAGCATCTGGAACTGGAATTGCTGTAGCATTTTCTCTATCAGTAGCATCAGGTTTAAACATTGTAGCGTCTAAATTTTCATGATGCGGATAGGGTTCTGTAGTTGGCACACGAGCTAGTATACTTGTTAATGTTACCCCGTCTGTTTCTGTTGGATTATCAATTGTAGGCAATGGATCTGGAGCAGTTGCGGCAGTTGCCGATCCAGCACTGGCAGCGTCAGGCCCGTTAAAATTAATATTGCCGCCACTAATAGTTGTATTAGCGGCATTTATATCCATATCTCCGCCTGAAGTTAATTTGTTGCCGCCACTTGTATTAAGATCAAATCCTGCGCCAATAGTTATATTAGTTTGATCACCGATTGTAGCATCCCAGGTAGATTCATACGATTCTGCTACAGCTCCTGAAATTGTTTCATCTTGTGTTCCATCAACTTTAATAGCAACATTGCCATTTACAATACAAATTTTATCTCCGCCAACTTCAGTTTGGTGACGTTCAGCAACTTTAAGATTAAAGTTACGACCAGCTTCCATATTAATATCGCGGTCAGCATAAAAGTTTATATCGTTCTGGGTACGAACACTAATACTATCTTGAGCATAGATATCTATTTTACCATCACTAGTTAATTCTATCCAAGCAGTTCCTCTGCTGTTAGTAATATAAATTAAATCTTCGCTGTTATGTAATAATATTTCATGTCCAGTACGTGTACGAATTCTAACTAATTCGTTGTGAGGACGAGTATTGTCGCCACTAGT